AGGGCTCACGAATCCAATCAGATAGCCAACCATACGCCCATCCACCCGACACACCATCATGAAGAATTGCCCAGCAGCCTCAAGCGAGTGGTAAGAATTCCAGTCTGGTTTCAGATGGAATTTAGGATTTTCTCGGTCGCGGGCTATTTCCTGCCAGTGAGCCGGCAGAAGAGCCTCCAACTCTGGGCGTGCGGTCGAAAGAGGCTCTACGCAATACGTTGTCATCGAGTTTTAAGGTCCACCACCATGCTAATCCGATCATTAGCGGAATTATTCACCACTGAGTGTGTTTTCTTGTTGTCGAACCACCATACTTGTCCGCCTGCCATTTGGATACGCTCGCCATCGCAATCGAAGATGCACCCCGGCTCAGACTGGAGAGGCATTTGATAACGAGTGTAGTATGAAGCCACCGCGCCGCCATCTTCATGAGGTGCAATCACCTTTCCTGGAGCCATACGTGAAATCAGGATACGCCCGATCCGCTCCGCTTTTACCATATACGCAAGATCGAAAATAAGCTTGTGCGACTCAGTGAGAACATCCCACGAGGGGTACCAGATGCATTCGGGGTCGTCCACTACGGTTGAGACTTCTCCTTGGAAGCGCAGCAATACATCGTCGCATTGCGAATGGGGAGATCCTGGATGCTCGGTGCGCAAAGTGTTCTGGTTCCACAACTCGGTATGGAGCGCTAGCTGGTGAAGCAAAGGGGTGATGTTTTGCGATCCCAACAGTTGAAAATTCCTCATCCTATAGCCACCCAATCCACTGCAATTTGATTGTCAATTGTAGCCCCACCGCCGCCTGTGGGAACGGCGCAGGCGAGATTGATGGTGAATCCGTTAGCGGTAATGTTCGTTGCATAGCATGTCAATGGAGTGTTGGCATCTCTGGGATAGCTAGTCGGGTTCACTAAAACTTTTGGTATATCTGAAAAAGAAGTAGGAAAGTTCACTATTGACTGCCCGAAATCATTCCCGGTAGCCACCACATTTTCGGTTCCGAACTGCACGGAATAAGATGCGGGAGGTGCCGCATAGCCTATGTCCGTAGAACCATTGCCTGGATTGTCGGTAGCTGTCAGTGGAGAGAGGAAGTTGAGGGCAAGTTCTTGCGGAAGCGCAGTGCCGGCCGCCTCGATGGTCTGATTGAACCCGAACAATTGGCCGAGCGTCGTAAACCATGCAATCCAGGGTCGCGTTGCAAGACCCTGTGTATTGGTCATTACGCTTTGGGTCGGAACTGGAGGAGGAGTTTGATTTGGCATCAGCTTGTTGTGCCTTCAAGTTCTAGATAGGCGTTATAGAGAGCAAGATTGACATTGTTCTGCCCTGTTGAAACTTCGAATATCCTCTGGCGAGAACGCCCTAGACGGCGCCATATGATTCTCTTTTTGTATTCCCCAGACAATCCCATACTGATATTCAGATAAGCAGACCATGTATATCCTCCATCGTCTGACCACCGCAGGCTTATTTGAGGATCAACAGGCTCTGCAGGAGGGTTTACAGGTTCGTTTGCATTCGGATTTCCTTGGCCAACCTCCATATCCAACTCGAATTGGTGGAAGATGATGCGTTTGTGCTCATTGTTGATGAAGGGTGCACGGCGCAACCGCTGAATCTCTCGGGTATCGTCTTCATAAACCAAGGGGGATAGTTGGTAGATGTATCCCTTCTCCCAATCTCCTACTATGTGCTTGCCAAAGGCGAAAGTGTGAGTGTTAGGCCGTCCACGATGCAATTGCCCATCGTCGACTAGCAGTGTCCCAAGATAAGCTCGCTCGTGCCATGTTCCCGTTGCCGCGTCATATACCCATGTCGTATCGCCTGACGGAAAATTGATGACCCAGAAAGAATGACCGTCCTGCTGATATGTCCACGCAACTGCATCGGATACGGTGGAATAACGCTGCCATGCCTGCTCCATAGCATAGGTTGAAATTCGCAATGGGGCATATCCATTGGCCCGCCATGCGATTGCATTCCCAAATTCATCCTGCCCTAGCCACATGACTGTGTTGTCTAACCTGACGGCCGTCCAGGGCGATACGATGCCATGCGATATGTAGGCACCTTGAATGTAAGAGAACGGGAAGTTGGCATTGCCAGAGTCGTACCAGACTTCGGCATGCGTAGAACTGAATAGCCAAATTTCGCGGTGATCGACAAGCAGGCCGATAAGGGTGTCCGGCTGTCCTTCCGCAGAAGCGAAACCTAGAGGGTTGATAACCGTGGAATTAAGGTTTGTGATCCAGAACTCTTGCGTTCCGGGTTGGTTGAATACGATGTAACCATCAATGAAGCCGCACTGTGTACCACCCTCGAAGACTTCATCCGTTACCTGAGTCAAAGTATTGCCGACAAGTACGGTGAGCGCCACGGTCAAGCCAATGCCGGCAGAGGGTAATAGGGCTGTAGCAGGGACATTCGCATTCACGTAGTCACTTCCAATGCTGACGATGGATATTCCCGAAGGAACTCCCCCAGCAAGAATCGAAGTGATTGTTCCAACACCGCCCGAACCTACTCCCCCAACCGAAAACTGATCTCCGACTATCCAACCGCTACCCGGAGCAACGATAGTCATATTGTCGATGGATCCGTCTGAGGAGAAGTGGAACCAATAGCCATTTGGGCCTGTCAGGATCAACATGTCTATGCCGTTGTCAGTCATGCTGACTTGCCCATTTCCTGTTTCGTTTGGAAGTGGATAAGTTCCGAGGATTGCGAAGGTATTGCTCAACTCGACGAGCGACGATCCATTTGCCTGTGATCCCACTACTGCAAATAGACGCCCTTTAGAGGACGTGTAAGTGCAACGTATCGGGCCGATATTTGTAGTGGTTAGGTCAATGAGGCGCGTAAGTCCAGGCGTGCTAAGGATAATAGCAGTATTCTTGCCAGCCTGAGATTCGTCCTGCTGAGGGTAAAGATTGATGCACCTCTGGCAGTCCGCAGAAATGCTCTGCACTTCATAAGCGCCACCAATGAAACCAGCGTAATTCATCTACTCAATCCATCCAAGAAGTTAAAATCCGGACGCGATGTTCCAGATGTTTGGCTGGGTGAATCGCTAGCCAAACGCGGGGATGAGATGTTATTCCCCTGCACTGCCTTAAGTGCTGCTTTCTGCCCCGCCACCAAAACCGAATTGGGCTGCACGCCAAAGCTAGGCCCAAGGCTAATGGCGAGTTCGTAAATAATCAAATCCCAGTACGCGGGCGGCATAGAGAAATCATCCGTAACTGCGTTGAACTCTCCAAGCACCTGTCGAGACTGCACATTGATCTGGAATGACGAAGTAGGTTCCGGCCAGAAGAAAATTTGTCCCCACGCACCACCATCATCCTGAATCAACCAATCTGGAGAATAGTAATAGTCGGTGGGGAAGGTGGAAGTAAGGTCTTTGATGCGGTTATTCGCCCACCAGTCGTTATCTCTGCGGTTCATTGGGATTTCAACCCCAGGAGTTCCGGAAAGAATCAATCCAATCGAAGGTATGCTGACTGGGCGTTGGTTTACGTCAAAAGTTGCACCGGGCCCGATGGTGAAGGGATTGCCCTGCGCAGGCATCGTGAAAATAGTGAAATTCACGTTGTAGATCATCGGCAGACGAGCATTGTACCGATCGATGATCCGCTGTAGTTTTGTGAGTCCCCACTGAGCATCCTCCGCGCTAGGAGACTCACTAGCGCTTAGAACGCCCAACTCCATCATCGCCGCAGAGATGATATCGAGTGCGGATACGGTGATGGAGTTGCTGGTAGCCATTAGACGGAGGGAGTGTCCTTTATTTCGCTGGCAATCTCGTCGTCCCGCTGCGCCTGTTCTGCTTCAGCCTTTGCAACTATTTCGTCAGCTTTCGCCTGCGTGGGCAGTAAATCATCAGGATTGGCAGACTGTAGCAGGTATTCAGCCTGAATGCCGTAAGGATCGCCATCCTGCGCAAAACCCTTGTCCCAGCCATGCGTATAGCCGCTGCCCTGCGCCTCTTCGGGAACTTCATAGGAAATGCCTTCATATTGCTCACTTGCGGGCGTTACGGGGACGTTAGGCTCCTGCTTGTATCCCTTGGAGAAAGCATTGTTCTGCTCGTCTGGATTTTTGACGATGAGAACCTTGTGCTCCTTGGTCTTATCGACAGGATGCAGGTACAGCATCTTTGGGTATTCCTGAAAAATCTCTTCCATGATTACTCCTTCGCGGTTGGATTGCGCTATGCGGCGATAGATTTCGGTCGGCCTGGCCCGCGCTTCGCTTCGCTCGGAGCTTCAGCTTCGAAATCCTGACTCAAATCCTCAAGAGGAGCGACGGGAATATGTGGATTCAGTTTCCATCCCTGAGATGCCGCATCCTCCTGCTCATCCGGAGACTCCACAATCTTCGTGCGGTGCTCTTTGGTCTTATCCCTTGGATGCAGATAGACCATCTTCGGGAATTCCAAATGAGGCATGTTTTTGGTGGGGGGCTTGTTGATGTCCAACACCTTCATGCTGGGGCTGTCGAGTGCCTCTTGGTCGATTTGATGCGGCATGAGTGCTCCTGAAAATCTGGGGCGCTAGATGAGAGCCGCCCCCATCGCATTATTCGGTGGATGTCCCGAGTGAGTAGAGCGTGTAGGTGGGAGTTCCCGTCAGAGATCCAACACCAGTGACGATCAAGAGGAATTCCTTGATCTGGCCAGTTGCAACGGTAGCAGTGCTGAGAGAGTCCAGCGTGCCACCTGTTCCGACTGCCACGGTAACCATTCCTGCACCGCCCGCGCGAACGAAGAAGCGGATACTAGAACCGGCCAGTGCATTGGCTGGAGC